ATTTGAACTTGTTGTTGATCAGTGTATAAAATTCCTCCGTAACTATCTTCTGGTGAATCAATTACAAAACAGTTTGAAATCGATTGAATTTGATATGGATTACCAATTCCTGACATTGGCGACCCTTGCGGAACAACGTATTTAAAATCCTTAAGAAGATCTAAGATTTCATCACGGGGCATTGGATTAGGATATTTTTCCTCTATTCTAGAAAATTCACCTGCCAAACGGTTATGCATGTCTTCAGGCGTCAATTCATAATAATTGTTTTCTAGATCACGTAGCGCATATTTTGTAACCCAAACGTTTGCGGCGAGCTCGTCCCCATCAAAATAATCCAATGTCGCTTTTGTGACTTCTTCCTTTTTATAGATCTTCACTACAGTTCTCCTTTGCCGCCTTTACCTTTTCCCAAACTTTGTTTAGAGCTTTGGTTGGATTACAGCTCATTTCATATTGTTCTGTCTCGTTGTCTTTAAGGACTCTGAATCTTGATTGTGCGGTGTCTATTCTAACCGGCATTTGTATTCCGTCCATTCCGGCACGATTTTTAGCTAGAAACAAACGTCCGAATCCAGACGCTTTTTCTTCTGGTTTTCTACTAAGCCCAACCACCACATCTGAAACCTGAGCCTTTCCATATGCTTCTCCCATGTTTTCTAAACCTACGATTTCCTCGCGGGCTCCTGACCGGTTTGATTGAGAGGCTGTCCATACTGGAACATTAAAGTCGGCTGCCAACTGCCGTAATTCTTCATAAATTAGCTGCAACTCTAGTCTAAGCGCATCGTATTGCCTCGTAGATTTCATTACGTCTGCGTAATCGATGATGACTACTGAGGGCCAATAATTTCTAAATTTTAACTTTTCTAGATGGTTCCTGATTGTGTTAACACTAGCAGTTCTTGTTGGATAATATTTGATTACAAGATTTCCAAATTCGCCATCTTCATAGGTTTTAATTACTTTCTCTTTGTTTTCTAAAAGATCACTGCAGTCAATGTTGCAAATGTTCGCATCGTATCTTTTTCCTGTTAGCGTTTCAGAAAGTTCAAACGTATAGTGGACAACTGTTTTTCCTCTGCGGAGAGCCTCACAACCCATAGCAACAAGCCAGTGTGATTTACCAACACCAGTTGGTGCGACAACTACTCCTAGCTCTCCTCTTCCCAAGCCACCGTCTAAGACTTCTTTTTTATCAAGTTCCGGAATTCCTGTGGGTGTTGTGATCCTTTGTATTTCGTGGAATCTTGCTTCTATATCCTCAAAGAAATCGTGGCCAATTGAAGATGGCATTCCTACAGAAACTGCTTTTCTCATAAGATCGACAACGGGCTCGAATTGGTCGCCTTGTACCAATTCTACAGCTTGAGTCAACGCCTCTTTGAAAGCCTGTCTCTTGCAAAAATCGAGTGTTTTATCCTTTACGTAATGCAGGTCTTGCGGATTTTTGTTGGCGCGCATGAGCTGAATAAACTGTACAATTTGATCCTTTAGTATTTTATCCGCAGTTTCTCCCTTTAGATCTTCTCGGATAATCTGAATTAGTAATTGCATGGTTGGAAAACATCTATATTTTGCAAAATAATCAAAATACTGTGTGCACAAATACTGGAGATATTTTAAATCAAAAAATGATGGATCCATCACCTCTATCATTTGCTGGGCCCATTCTTTATCGGACGCTAAACCCTGAAATATTTTTTCTTGGAATGATTTTCCATAATGGCTAAAGCTGTGAGCACCATTGGAATCTTTAATTTGAAGGACTGCTGACATTTTGGCTCCGTTTATTCTTTTGTAATTGAAGAATTTAGATTCATGAAAAATACATCTACATTAAACGCTCTAGGTATATCAACCCCCTCCGTTATCAATGCTTTTGTTAAGCCAAATTTATCTCTTTTAGTTTCAGCATTTTCAATTGCAAAATTCATTTTGCTGACATGTTCTGCTGACAGTGTACTAATATCTAAATTCATTATTTTCCAATTTCTTTTCGGAACGCTCGAGGACTCTAACATGTTTTTATACATCTTTAACGGTTTATCGTTATTTCGTTTTTCACATAGACTAAGTATGTCGTCAATACTGACAAATTCGCTTTTTCCGAGCTCTGGGAAACGTTTCACCAATGATCGGAAGCCACAACCTTTTATACCAGGAATTCCATCAGATGTATCCCCAATAAATGATCTAGCGGTAATAAAGTTTTCAACACTTACCCCGTATCTTTCTAGAACATAATTTTTATCAAGCAATTTTTTGCTTGCTGGGCTGTATTGCAGGCAAGAATCAGAAAGGCACTGATGCATATCTTGATCCATGGAGCAGATTATTTTTTTAGATTCCGGATATTTGTATTTTGCAATGTATGCAATTACATCATCTGCCTCGCACTGATCGACATACACTTGTTCCACAGGAAGATGCTTAAGTAGATTAGTTGTTAGTCCAACTTGGTAAATGAAATTTTCCTCTGTATCCGGAATATCTTCGTAAATATCTGATCTATTTAGCTTGATAGGCTTTCTATTCATCTTGTACTCAGGCAGAATAGCTCTTCGCCTGGCTGAACCGCCACCTTCCCAACAAACTATAATCTTAGATGGATCAAACTTTTTAGTAAGCATACCCAGAGATTTCATGAACCCTATGGTTCCTCCTAGTTGGTGTCCATGTGAGGACATAATTGGTACCACACAATATGCTCTTGCAAAAATATTATATGCGTCTATCAGTAAAATTGGACCGTCTTTTGACATTTAAATCTCCTTTCAAGTATTAAAAATTATTATATTAGACTACTAATATAATTTAACCCGTTCTAGGTTGTTTTACACGGGTTTTGAGCTAATTGTTGGGATCAATAAAGTCTTCTTCGTCTATTGCCATGGCAATCTGCCTAATCTCCTCATAGCTTTCCGCGTCGATGTCTTGATCTTTGCTTGTTCCCATTATATCAGCATGGGCCGCATTAAAAACTAGGTTGACATAAGGTCCATATTGTGGGCTATCCCAAACTTCTCCGAAGTCTGCTTTATAAAACTTTTTCTCTTCGAGCAGCTCGCCAGTTTTTGAATCAGATACCGTTAACGTCTTCCATGCCCCTGTTCCTTCAATTAGAATATTTTTTCCTTCCCATAGGACCGGTCCGTTCTCTTTTGAGAAACGTCTAAGCACATCAAAAGCTTGTTCGTGTTCAACGATACCTTTTCCAAAATGTATTTCGAAAAGACAGGTTCTAAAAGGGGGAGAAACCTTGTTTTTTATTGTTTTCGCCGAAACATTAATCCCAATAATCTGCCCTTTTTTGTCTTTGATCTGTTGTCCCGCTCCCAACTTGATTCGTACAGATGAGTGAAAAGGGATTGCCTTACCCCCGGGTGTAGTAGTAGGATCGCCATACATAACTCCAACTTTAGTTCTAATTTGATTTAAACAGATGAATAGAACATTTTCGTTCGCGATGACACCCGTAATCTTTCTCATTCCTTTAGATATGACCCTCGCGTTTAAACCAATAGTTTCTTTATCATAATCTCCAATTAATTCTGCTTTTGGAGACGTAGCCGCTACAGAATCCCAGATAATAGTTATCGGGACGTCTTTCTGTAAAGCCTTTGCCTTTAAAATTGTTTTTTCCGCAATAGACAAAACCTCTTCAGTACAATGAGTGTCGACATAAACAAACCTTTTAGTAATGTCGACCCCAAGCAAGCCTAGATTTTCAACCGATGTTGCATTCTCTGTATCGATATACACAACAATTCCTCCCATTTCCTGGGTAGATCTTGCAATCTGAATTGCGATGTGTGATTTACCAATTGAAGGTGGGCCAAAAATCTCTACAATTCTACCTTCTGGAAGTCCTCCGTCGGATCTTCCTGCGACTATGTAATCTAACTGTTTTGATCCTGTCTTGATCCATCGGTTAACGTGAGTTGGGGAATCGTCAACGGCCAAATTATATGCAACCCGAGCGCCGTGATCCTTGTTTAGAGACTTTATTAGATCTGCCGTAAAATCATCATTATTTGCTTTTTTCTTCCTTGCCATTGTTCCCTCTTTTGGATAATATTCAAGTATAAATTACAACAACTAGTTGGTATTTACAAAAAAAATGGGAGCGAATTTTCGCTCCCACCAAACAACTAGTTTTCATTGTTTTATTTTAAAAGCCCATATCGTCTTCAAGATCTGCAAATGCGTCATCAATATCGTCGAATGATTTTTCTGTTGTGCCCGACTTCTTCTTTGATTGTTGCACTGGAGTAGATTTTGTGGGTTTTGATACTCGCGAATTTTCGAATGTGGAATTATTTCCGTTTGTCGATTCCTCGTCTGCATCACCGGTGAGCCAATTATTAACAATGGTTTCAAGCTGTTCGTAACTTTTAAGAGTATAAAGATCGTCCAAATCCGGAATATTGCTAGTCCACTCATTGATCTGGGCTTTTGTGCCTAGAGCGGTTGTTTTTGGACGCGGCATGACTTCTGTCATTGCA